CTCCGCTTTCATTGAAACTTGAAGCACTTTAATAAAAACCCAGGCTTGCCCGGGAAAACTTCGTAAAGTACTGTTTCTCGAGCTGGAGCTCAGGGTGTTCACCCCCCGGACGGCTTCCGTCCGGTGCAATATTAAGCATTGCTATTTGCTTATTTGTTCTCTGAGTTTAATCTCAGGCTCAATTTAGAGTGGAGAGCTACACGATGCCAATTACTGCGCAGGAGGATCTGATCCAACGCCTAGTCGATACATGCGAGGTGCGCCTATAAAGAACGATAGGGAAAAATCATCACCTGCTGCAACATAATTATCAATACGGGCTGGAACCACTGCTCCTGCTGAAGTCGTGCTCTGTGTATACAGCAAATGCATCTGATTGTTTGTGTACGAGGCATTACTTGCAGATGCTACATTGGCATTCTTTGCGTGGGAAAATCGAGTGTTTATATAGTACGGTAAATCCACACTCAACACAGGATTGGTGAGAGTATCTGTCACCACAGCACCTGCCCATGTTGCCGGCATCTGAATAAAAGCCTCACGCGCCCTCTGCTGTAGAGAGATGTCGCCGTTTAACATTGGTGTACTCGCATACGTGAATCCCACGGGACTAAATGGTAATCGAACCACGCCCATCATGGCTCCCAACGAAGGCGCCGTAGAACCTCTGTTCAAGTGGTATCGCCATCTTGTGGACCCGCGTCTCAAGACAAATCCTGGTGTCAAATAGTTCATGAGTGTATTCTTCATATAATTGTAGGGTAGCCCACCCGCCGTAATATTTATGGCCTCCGGGGCATATCCTCTGTACATGGGAAAATTTGGAACTATAAACCTATGCCATGCTCTAGCCGTTGTTGTCATTCCATAACTACTATGATAGTTATAACGTTTCAAACATTGTCTAAAGGAAATGACTGGGTCTCCATAATACACATCATTTAAACCCTTTGGTGCACGAAAGGGCGCTAACTCCGTAGTAGCATCTCCCAACATTGGTGCATCTTCATCCGGTTCGTCTGTGGCATCTGGATGGACCATTTCTCCTGCTTGTGGCGACAAAGTTTCTTGGAACTCAAGTTTAGACTTTTTAAGCGATTCTATCGCTTCAAACCTTAACTTTTCCTTAGTCCCTTCATCCTTCTCAAGCTCTATGGCTTTGTCCAACGCTGATATATTAATCTCGCGTCCCATAGCTTCATCTATGAATTCACTGCGGGACATTCGAGCATTAGACGTACCAACCCCATTAAAAAACGTGAGATTGTCAATCCATTGAGCGCTTGGGTTAAACACCTCAAAATCTTCACCTGCTGAAACGAACACATTAATACTAATGTTGTTATCGACGTCCATATTAGCAGCTGTTAAGGGGTTCACCACGTACACTGTCAGTACCCCATTATTGGCATACGTAACACTTGGTGTCCAATCACGTCCATGTGGTGGTGGTTCATCTCCTGGAGTTCTATGGGGCAACATAGATCTGTCCTTACCCCAACCAACTTCTATTGTAAAATCCTTCTCTTTTGAGATATCTGCTACATGATTGAAATTGGTATTGTACTCACTTGAAATTTGAGAACTTGGATCATACGAAAACCGCAATCTCCCTTTATGATATGCCGAGCACACTATTTGAAACCGAAATTTCATCGTACCTCGCCAATGGCGAAATGGTAGTGTTGCGAAGCAACATGCAGGGAAATGTAATTCCACTAATGACGTGAGTGGATCTGTGTTTGAGCTCCAAAGAACTGGGCTCACATCTACTGCGAATATGCGGGACTCGACTGGCGAATCTAATTCCCATGCAAATGACGTCAAAAATGACTCCCGACAGGCTATTGATTTGATGTTCATCTCATCTGTTGAGCCCATGCCCATAGCTCGTGGGTCTATTGTTGTCTCTTGTTTGGGGTCCAAAGTTAGCTTTGTAGTAGAATCTAATCCTTCCACATTGACTGAATTAGGGAATACCTTGTTCACTACATCCTTATCCACGTCAACATTTACTGGTTTGGAATATCCATGTGCACCAGCTAAGCTGCCTATAGCTTTAGCCATCGTTGATGTAGCCTTTGCATATCGTGATATTTGTGGTATCGGCGTTAACGCTGACGCCACATTTGCCACAACATTTGCTGGCTTTGAAATAATGCCTTGGTACTCATCTGGTCCAGCTTGTGGCGACAGTGCACCAGGTTGGTTGGACGTGGGAATTGACAAATGCATATCTTCTGCCCATGCAAAAACGGAAATATTCAACGGATCAGTTGAACCGTTAGCATGACGCAATATGTCAAAAGATCGTACAATTATCTTTCCCATTTGTGTCCATTCTTGCTGTGGTATTTGCAGTGCATTGGATTGCCAAATAAATGGCAATATTAAGTCACCTCCTTGACTTTCCGTGGGGTTCAAAAACACATGAGGGCGCTGCGATTCTTGGATCATATCATTTGGAACGCCTATTCTAGATGTGGACATACCATCTGTGGTGTGCAGTGGCAAATAACTAGCTAGACATCTCCCATAGTAGAAACTGTTTCCATTGATTAGAAATCGCACGTGTAACCTGCATCTCATCAAGTGATAATTTACAAGCCGATTGGCTATCCTCTTGTTGTTAAAGAAATCCTGCCAAATGAATATTTCATCTACTTTAGCATCTCCTGGAGTCCACGAGGAATCAAAAACTTTTATTGGTCTTGCGAAAAATTCTTGCAATGAAACACCATCGTTATCAGTTGAAGTGACTATTTGGTCGCAGTCATTATCTATTGCGTACGACCACTGTCCATTCGCATCCGCGAAGACAGTTGTTTGGTTTGTTTGTTCGGTTGACTCCGAATTTATTATTACATTGAATCTTTGATTTGTTGCGAACCTTTATTTATACCCTAATCTCCCGGTTCAGAGAGACTGGGTGTTATGAAATTTTGCTTGGCGAAAGCAGCGCTAAATAGCGCCCTGGCCTACACATATAAAGCCTAATAATATATATTTTCATGGATAGTATACAATCTGGTAACCAGAATATGTAAGTTATTTTAATTTGTGTGCATAAATTCTAACGCACAGTGGGACTGTTAAACTCTCTCCGTGAGTCTGCAAGAGTTCTATAATTCTTGCTCATATTGTATCCTCCACTTGTCTAGACGATCTTCATATGTCAACTCTAACTCATTACAAGCTGGTCTAACATTATAATCGTCCGAAATCCTTATGAGTTGCTGGCGTCGCTCCTCATATTTCCCTTTGCCATGCGCAAACCATTCACGCATCGCACCGTTGATATTCATTATGCTCTGCTCCTCTGTAGAAACAGCAGTTGATCGCAACACACTGTGTAAGCTTTTAAAGATTGACATCTCATCTAGCGCTCCCAAATATACTCCTAATCCAGGATGATACACGGATTTGCGCTTTAAGAAATCAGTCTCCTCAATACTCAAGTATGGTATGGGTTCTGACTCTTTGTCGGGCATGGTAAATTGCATCCCAATTTGATCCAAATATTTTGCCACAGATATGTGGTTATACTCTGGATACAATGGGTTAACAGAGCTTATGCAATCGTCTCCATACGTAATCAAGGCACACACCTCCTTGAACTTTAATTGACGTGGGACTCCAACAACTGAGCATAATGCACATCGCAGCAACAAGCTGTTCACTACGCAGTTGATGTACACTGTCAAATTATGGCCTGATGGATTCGTATTATAGAAACCTATCAAATCGCCATTATATGCGACAGTGGGATAAGCTAAATCTGTTGCTACGCCGCGCATGATGCGTAGAGATTCCTGTGTATACCCCATATTCTCTGCCAAATCGATAAATATCGAAAAAGCCGCGAGTGTTAATTGGGAAGGCATCTTCAAATCGTAAGCCTTGTAATCCCCAGCCAAAATTCTTGTATCACCATATTGCACAATATATTCATGCAATTGATTCCACTCTGGGCCGTGTGCATTTATACCCACAGCACACTCTGAATGAATTGGTAACATAGACATGGCTCGTGCAATTGGCAAAAAATATCGCCGCACGATCAATTGAAATGCCACAGGCAATGCTATGAAATCTCTCACCTTATCCTTTGTCAATGGTGTTGGTTCATCTTTCATACATGCTTTCATAATGGGGTAAGCTCTCTCTCCAGTGGCATATATTGCCTCTATCCGTTCAGCTTCATCCCAAAATTGCTTTGGGAGATCTACACAGTCTTGCCTCAAGGGGTCCTCCGGTTCCTCTACCTCAAAGTAATATTTGCTTTTCGGTCCAGTCAACGGATACCCTATGGATGTGGATTCCGGCATCTTGTCCACAAATCTTTTTCCAAGTTTGCCATTTATGATTTCCTCATTTGTCAGAGGCTTTATTTCGGCTCGAAGTTTCGGAAAACTCTGTAGTACTGTGCTAAAATGATTGCGGTAATCTTCTACTGCCCATTTCAGATAGTCTCCACGCACTCCAATTGCTGGTGTAACTCTCTTCACTAATGCAACTTGCCAAGGATATCCAACCCCAAATTTGGGTTTCCCCCATTGCTGGGGTACGCCACAATGTTTTTCAACTAATGGGGATATAGGTGTATTCACCACCTCTGAATAATATTTGGCACGTCCTGCAACAGAACCATATGCTACAAAAGATGAGTCTACATGATCTGGAATGAATCTTAATGGACTTTTATGGTGGATAGTGTCATTTTCATAAAACTGCACTCCCAGCACGGTATCCTCCAAAGTTCCAGTTGACATTGAAGCTATCACTCCTGAACGCTTTTTCAACTCCTCAACTGCTTTCTTTATTCCAGTCAATCTTGGGGAAGCACAACATCCTAATGTATCTCCGTCTTTTCCTGCGACATGAAATCCATAAATTGTTGGATGTTTGCCTGATGATACTATCACCGACATGCACAACCCTTTAAACGTGGGAAAATCCAACTTGTATCGTGCCCCTTCAAATGGTGTATCCATTGATGACGATCTTTGTGGTGCTGCTGTAGCATACAAACGTGATTGCAACCTCTCTCCACTTTCTTTCTTGTGTATTAAGTCTGCAATCACGTTCACGGGTTCATGATCTGGTATATATTCTGTTAAATCACTCCAATCACCTCCTGTAGGTACCCATGCCAGGGCCAAATCATGTCCATCTATCTGCACACTATATGTTGCAGACAAATTCGATCTGAATTTTCCACCTGGTGATCCATTTCGGGTAATGCTCATTAGCATTTCATCTTCTATGAATACATGTTGTGGAACTAACATCATGTTGGATCCTATAAAAAACCCATTTGTGCTAAAATTCCTGCCATCCGAAGCATACAACTGCACATGGACCAAATTCCTGAAAACTTTTTCCTGCAATTGTTCTGGTGTAGTAGAAATCATTCGCTTTGTGTACGGCAACTTGGCTACTTTTGGAACTGCCCATACATTCTCCTGCATATCTCTCCCTTCTATCATTGAATCATTAGCAGGATTAATATCACCCTGTGGATCCAAATTTGTCTGTAATAGTTGAGAAAGAAATTTGTTGTCTTTGGACATTTTCTTCGTTGCCAATAGCAATTTAACTGCATGGTATACAACCACTAAGCCTGCGCACACGGCACCCACTCTGTTTATGTGAGAGAGCTTAAACCCAGATATCACCTGAGCAACTTGAGCCCTATCATTTACCAATTGGTCATATAACTTTTTGCGTTCCAAAGCCAACAATGTGCCATTAAACACAATAGTGGCTACTAGAAAAAACAAGAAAGTAACATTCCAAATAGACAAATACAGCATGCGCAATGCCAATACAGGCAATAGCATATAGAAAAATTGCAAAACCAAGTTTGTGCGCACTACAGCCTTTATGAGCGTGTATTGAGCCAACGTGTCAATCCCTATTAATGTATCAGGGATCAACAAGCACAACTGTGAATACCAAGTGCGTTCAATTTCCTGTAAGCGCGTTGTCACGTGCACTCCAGTCAAATCCTCACAC